ATTCTTCCCAGCTTGACGAGCTCAAAATCGACTACCGCCTTGATCCACGGGGACAGGGTGTCGGCGGTCTTGTTGATGATCGCCAGCTCATACACCGCCATCTGCTCGAACGTGCCGGCGGGCAGGGTGTCGTTGAACTTCTCGAATAGCACGTCCTTGGGGGTGGTCGCCCAGCTCGTATTGTAGGAACGATCGGCCCGCTCGAACGTCTGCATCTTGTAGTCGCATTCGCCATATTCGCGCTTGTGCAGCAGCTCATACAGGCGGGCCACGTCCCTTAGGGCATCATCTTCAAAGCCATGCCCGTCGAGCAGCCCGACCGCCCACAGTTGACCAACCCCATCGCCAACCTCGTCAACCGCCTTGCCGTTCTTGATCTTCATGCAATCGAACAAGGCCCTGCGTCGTTGAACGACCTCGTTGCCGTGATCCCACTTCTGGCGGGCAAGGGCCGTGGTTGCCTTCTTGAGCCGCCCGCTTGGGGAGCGATTGCCTTTCGTGCGCTTCCGTCCCATTGCCCCACCCTCCTGTTACGCCGTCACGACATCCTGAGCGATTTGATCAGTTCGCGGATTTGCTCTGGCCGGACATAATCCGGCTTGCTTTCGAGCCTCGGCGCATTGCGGTTGGCCTCGGCCTGGCGCGCCCATTCGAGGTTGCGGCGGCGGACGGCCCAACGGTCTTTCACCGTATCGTGGATCGTCGGCACAATTTCCGAAGCGAAACGACACCGCTCGCGCGCCACCCGGCAACCTTCGGCCAACAGGTCGGCGGGAATGCCGGAAAGCGTTGCGGCAGCGACAGCGAGCCATTCGTTGCGGTCGGCAGCCGACATCCCGCTCGGCGCAACAAGGGTCAGACAGGCGGCGAGCTCGGCGCGCCCTTGTTTGGCAGTCGGCGGGGCACATTTCGCCTCCGCTTCAGAAAGGTTGGTCGTCCCGCCATCCTGGCCCGATTGCGAGGGCCGCGCTTGTCTTCCCGAGAGATGGATGATGTTGCTGGTCATATCGCGGTTTCCGTGGATCGTTGATTGAGGCCCAGCCGCGCTCGGCGGCAAATTGCACAAGCCGACCAGGCGGCCATTCGTCGTCCGCCAGCCGTTCGAGTTCGCGGAGTTGCGCCCGGTATGCGGTTTCGCTGTCCGTGCAGCGCTTGGTTTTGCGATTGCGGCGGAAATCGGCCCAATGACCCGGATCAACCCCTTCCGGACATGCCCACGGCCGAGGTGAAGAAGCTTTAGCTTCTGAAACCTCGTGGGGGGTTAGAATATCTATATCATTGGGGGGCGTAACGCCGTTACTGTAACGCCCGTTACCCTTGCGCTTGGCACGATGGCGCGCCTGGCGTTCCGCATTGGTGTTGTCGCGCTTTTTTTCGAGTGCGCGCGCAACCTCCAATAGGTCAGCGGCGGTAAGCCCCTTGGCGAGCAGGACTTCGATGGTGGCGGCGTTGAGGCTCATGCCGCCCGCTTCCTTTCGCCAAGCACGGCGGCCAGGGCTTCTGCGGGCGTGAAGTCAGCCCACAGCGTCAGATAGCGATAGAGCGCCCATTGCTTGTAAGTCATGCCGCCCACCGATCCGGCTCCCACCCCCGGAGCCGTGCGCGGGCAATGACCTCGGCCGGACGCAGGATCGCATTGCCAACGCGGAAGCCATTTTCCAGCTTGGCGACGGGACATAGCCGACGAAGCCAATCGAGCGCATCGTCCAGATGGCGCATGGCATCCTTGTCCGCGATCATGGCCTCGATCATCGCGCGCGAATCCGCCGCCTTCATGCGTTTCGAATTGACGTTGCGACGGTGCAGCGCGCGGTATTCGGGCGGGCACCAGGCGAGGCGCTTGTCGATCTGCGCCGCGCGGGCCGCGCGGATGGCATCGTGCTTGCGCTGAATGGCGTCGGGCGTGAAGGCAAGCCTAAGATGCTCCAGGGCAATGATCCTGGCCCGTTCGCGGCGGGCTGGGTCGAGGTAGGCTTTCTGTGCGTTGCGCCGGGCGACCCTGGCCTTGCGCTCGCGGAACTCGGGATCGAGCAGGCGGCGAAGCTGGCCTTCCCTGATCTTGCGCCGGAACTCCGGGTCCGCGTTGTGGGCGCGATTGACGCAGGGCTTGCACATGCCCGTCTTGGCCAACGCGGTAATCCCGATCCCGCAGACAGAGCAGTTGGCGACGCGCTTGTTGGCGCCATGCCCTCGCCCACGCGCGCAGGCCGCGCACAATCCGCTCCTGGTGCGGTCGCCGATCCTGGCGCCGCATGACGAACAGGCGTTCATTTCCCCTCTCCAACCTGGCATTCGAAGCTCGGCGGAATCTTGGTCAGCTCTTCCGCCCACACCCGGCGAACGTCGTCCTCGGATGACTTGTATGTGATTGCCCAATGACCGACGTGTATCTTCGAGCGCGGGCAGTTGTTGCGGATCGCCACGCGGACGGCGTTGCGGAGAAGGTCGGTCATGCGCCGAAATCCATCGCCCTTTCGCGGGGGGCGCCGAGCGAAAAGAGGAAGTCGTAAGCCTCCCGGACAGAGGTTACGACGGCAACCGGAATGCGAATGTCGTCCAGCCGGTCGTGAATGTCCTTTTGCGTGTCGGTGAGGCGTCCGGCCTTGGGGCGCTTGACTTCCATCAACGCGATCCTGGCGGGGCTCCACAGGCAAATCAGGTCGGGGAATCCCGCCTTGGTCCCGTCGCCCCTTGCCGCACCACCGCGAATGGCCTTGTCCCTGGCCGAGCCGAGATAAAGGCCGTTGGGGCTGTGGTGGATGAATACGCGGGGAAAGCAGATGCCGCACATCTGAAGGATTGCGCGCTGGACCTGGCGCTCGGTTGGTATGTTGGCGGGGGCGGTCATGCTGCCTCACCGAACAGTGGGCCGGGGTCTTTGCCCGTAGCGGCGGCGATACGGCGACAGCCTAGATCAAAAAACTTCTCGTCCCGCTCTATGCCGATGTAGCGGCGGCCAGCGCGAACGGCTGCGACCCCAGTTGATGCCGAACCACTGTAAGGGTCTAAAACGATGTCGCCTGGCTCAGTGGTCGCGGCGATACATCGAGCGGGCATCTCTATGGGGAATGCGACCGGATGCTCTTTGTTCTTAGATATGGCGATGCGCCAGACCGTTCCGAGGCCGACACTCTCTTGGTTCCACTTCCAACGCTTTCCGCGAACGAACCATAAAATGCGTTCGTCGAAGCGACAGAACATGCGGGCATTTAACATCATTCCGCCCCCGCGGTCCCAGATAACCTCTGTGCGTAGCCGCCAGTTGTTAGGCTTGAACCACTCTATGGGGTGGATGCATTGTCCGTCGCGCCAACGCAGTTGGTGGTTGTAGAAAAGCGACGCATCATCTGTGCAAACACCAGCCAGCGCCGCAAAAAGGCCGTTTTGCTCTTGCTGGTATGCCTCTTCCGGAATATCGTCGGCGTAGCCCCTTTCGATCCACGCATCGACGAAACCCTTGCCCCCGCACCTATCGGCCCAGAGGCCAGTCGCGCCGCCTTTCAACCCTTCGAGCTGATTGTAAGGCGGGCTGGTGACGACGCACGCGATGTTGGTGAGCTGCGGGATGATCTCGCGACAATCGCCGAGGTAGAGTGTGGCGGCCCCGATGGTCTCGACGCGCATCAGTAGCCTCCGCTCTTGGCGTTCCATGTGCGACCGTCGCCGTCTGGCGCACCGATCACCTGGTAGGCCTTGATGTCGAAGTCCCAGCCGCGCCTCCTCCACAGGAAGTTTCCGGCGCGATATTCTCGTTCTGATTCTTTCCCGGAAGCGAATAGAAACCGAACAATGCTGTCGCGGTTTATCGGACAGTCGCCACCGTCATGCGTTATCCATCCGTGCAAGGGATGAGCGGCTTCGCTTGAGACCGCCACCCCTACTTCCCCGCCACAATGACCCCCGCAGTCCCCGCAGCAATGGCGAGGAGGACAGGGTGTTCGATGAGATAGAGGATCAGCGCGAACGCAACGGGCGCGTCAGGCACTTTCGACCTCCGCGATCAGGCATCCGGTCGTGTGCTGGAGCTCCTTGAGGTCGTGGAGATAGCCCCTGCGCTCCTGCGGGACTTCGACCGATCCTCCCGGCCCTTCCGGGTCTCTCGCCAGCGCGATCTTGTGAGCGACCTTGGTGACGATCGGCAGGATGTCCCGCTCCGGTTTTCGCTTGATCGGAGCGGCCTGGGCGCCGAACATCGCAAGGTAGGGGTTGAGGAACGCGCTGCCGTAATACTGACCCAGCCTGGCGAGATAGGTCGCGTTGAGGTCGGCCTTGCGGTTGACCGCGTTGGAGATGGTGCCGAGCGATGCGCCGATGTTCTCGGCAATGTCGATCAGCGTGTCCTCGGTCGCCCGCTGGATGTCGCGGATGATGGTTTCAACCGCGCAACGGTAATCGTCCGTATCGGCGTCGGCGCGCATGACTTTGCTTTCCATCATGGGTTAGACCTTCCGCTGAAATGGGGGACAATGTTCGGAACATCGCCGTAGGGGATTTCCTCAAGCCGACGCCGGATCGCGTTGCGCCGCCCGACATATTCTGCGAAGCGCAGGGCGATGTATGCGGGAATGGCCGCGGCGAGCAGCCAGCCGACGATCAGGGCGATGGTGGCGAAACCCCCCGCCACGGCTACGGCTCGGGGTTCAGAGTGTGCGGGG